ATTTTTTACCTGATTTTGGTAGTAGAATTTATGAATATATTTTTGAACCTTTAGATGGACCAACTTTTTCTGAAATAGAATCTGAAATAAGAGATGCGGTTAATAATTTCATACCTAATTTAATTGTAACTAACATCTCAATAACACCGGCAGAAGAAGAAAATAGAGGGTTTGAAGAAGTTAACAGAGATCCATATTTAAATGATAAAGTGTATAGAGTACCGGGTAAAGAAGAAATACCATATACCGCCATAGTTAGGATTGACTATATAATTCAAGACTCTACCTTTAATACAAGAGATTTTATAATTCTCAATATTTAATAACAAATGGCAGAAAGAAAAATATCGTATACACCTAGAGATTTTCAAGGACTTAGAACAGAACTAATAAATTATACAAGAACTTATTATCCTGATTTAATTGAAAATTTTAATGACGCTGGAGTTTTTTCAGTGATGATTGATTTGAATGCCGCAGTTTCGGACAATTTACATTTTCATATAGACAGGAGTATACAGGAAACCGTTTTACAATACGCACAACAAAGATCTTCTATATATAATATTGCCAGAACTTACGGATTAAAAATCCCTGGACAAAGACCATCTGTGGCATTGGTTGATTTTTCAATAACAGTACCGGCATTTGGTGATAAAGAAGATTTAAGATATTGTGGTTTAATAAGAAGAGGTGGACAAATTAATGGTTCTGGACAAGTATTTGAAACAGTATATGATATTGATTTTGCATCACCATTTAATGCTGAAGGATTTCCAAATAGACTCAAAATTCCAAATTTTGATTCAAGTAATAAGTTAATTAACTATACAATTGTAAAAAGAGAAGTTGTTGTAAATGGCATTACTAAAGTCTTTAAAAGAACAATATCACCAATAGATGTAAGACCATTCTTTGAACTATTCTTACCTGAAAAGAATGTATTAGGGGTAACCAGCGTTTTATTAAAAAATGGAACTAATTATGCAAATGTTCCATCGGTACAAGAATTTTTAGGTGTTGCTGATAGATGGTATGAAGTTTATGCTTTAGCTGAGGACAGAATATTTGTTGAAGATCCAACTAAACAATCTGATAGACCTGGTTTAAAAGTAGGAAAATATATACAAACAAATAGTAAATTTGTAACAGAATTTACACCTGAAGGATTTTTTAAAATGACTTTTGGTGGAGGAACAACCTCGGCAGATGAACAACTTAGAGAGTTTGCAAGAACAGGAAACGTTTTAAACTTACAAAGGTATTCAAATAACTTAGGACTAGGATCCGCACTGACACCAAACTCAACATTATTTGTTCAGTATAGAATTGGTGGTGGAGTTGCGAGTAATTTAGGTGTTAATGTTATAACACAAATAGGTAACGTAGATTTCTTTGTTAACGGACCAAATGATAATATTAATTCTGAAGTTGTTAGGTCACTAAAATGTACTAACACAACAGCGGCAATTGGCGGAGCTGATTACCCAACAGTCGAAGAAGTAAGAAATTATGTTACTTATAATTTTGCAGCACAAAGAAGAGCAGTTACAGTAAATGATTATGAGGCGATTATAAGAAATATGCCGTCACAATTTGGTGCACCAGCAAAAGTTGCAATTACTGAGGAAGACAACAAAGTAAAGATACAAGTTTTATCTTACGATGAAACAGGAAGACTTACAACACTTTTATCAAACACACTTAAATTAAACATTGCAAATTATTTATCCAATTATAGGATGTTAAACGATTATATATCCGTTGAGGCGGCACAAGTAATTGATTTAGCGGTTGATATATCCGTTGTTTTGGATGGAACACAAAATCAGGGAGCGGTAATATCAAGCATTATTAATAAAGTTTCAGATTATTTTGATCCTGCAAATAGAGAAATGGGACAAAATGTTTATGTATCTGAATTAAATAGATTAATACAGGAAGAAAACGGAGTCATTAGTTTGGCCGATATATCTGTATTTAATCTAGTAGGTGGTTTATATTCTTCAAATCAAACATCTCAAAAATACTTAGATTCAGTAACAAAACAAATTGATTTGATTGATGAAACAATATTTGCGCAACCCAATCAAATTTATCAAATTAGATTTCCTGGTAACGACATAAGGGTTAGGGTTAAAAACCTTAAAACAGTCAACTTTTCTTGATAATTTACATTTAAAATTTTTGGTGTAACATTAAAAATAGCCCATAAACTATTTATTAAAAAACCTTTTGCATGCCAAAAAAAATAAGGATTAGGACAGAAGTTGGTGTTGATAAGAGCGTCCAAGTTGATTTAAATCAAGATTTTGAATTATTGGAAATTCTTTCCTTACAATTTACACAACAAGAACTTTATACCAGAATGTGTTCAGATTATGGTGTGGTTGTTGGTAGAGTAACCGTTAACAACGGATATGGAGTTCCTAACGCTAAAGTTTCAATTTTTATACCTTTAGAACGAGAAGACGAAGACGACCCTGTAATATCAACACTTTATCCTTATAAAAGTTTATCTGACAGAAATGAAGACGGTTACAAATATAATTTATTACCATATATACCATCATATAGTAATCACACACCAACAGGAACGTTTCCATCAAGAAGAGATGTTTTGGTTGACAGGTCAGTTATAGAGGTTTATGAAAAGTATTATAAGTTCACTGTTACAACAAATAGAAGTGGCGACTTTATGATTTTTGGAGTTCCTGTAGGATCTCAAAAATTAATAATGAATGTTGATATTTCTGACATTGGAGAATTTTCTCAATCACCACAAGATTTAATAAGAATAGGAAGAGCTTCTGAGGCACAGGTCAACGGAACCAAATTTAAATCATCAACAAATTTTGAAGAACTTCCACAAATAATTGTTTTACAAAAAGAAGTCCAAGTTTTTCCTTTATGGGGAGACCAAGAATTGTGTCAAAACGCAATATCAAGGGCCGATTTTGACTTAACCGCCGAAGCGGATTTAACAATTCAACCAACCTCTGTTTTTATGGGATCTATGATTAGTACCATAGATACTCATGCGGTAAAAAGAAAATGTAAAGTAAAAAACAAAATGGGTAACCTTTGTTCTCTACAAGCAGGACCTGGTGAAATTTTAGCAATAAGGCAGACAATTTTTTACGATTCAGACGGATATCCAATTTTGGAACAAGCCCAAGATTTAGAAAGAAAAGGAAAGGTAATTGATGAAAATGGAGCGTGGTTGATGGAAATACCTATGAATCTCGACTACATAACAACCAACGAATTTGGAGAACAAATCATATCTATTGATCCAAAAGTTGGAATACCAACAAAGGGCAAATATAGGTTTAAAATAAAATGGGAACAACCCCAAAATCTTTCAGATCCTGTAAAAAGAGCATATTTTTTAGTACCAAACATAAAAGAATGGGGTTGGTCTGATTCAGATAATGACCCAACAGACAGTGCGCCAGCACCATCGTTTACTGAGGTTAATAGATCTTACGCATTTTCCTTAGATTGGAACGACTATGGTGATACAGGAACAACAATTGGGCAAGAAATGATTTCACAAGCAATAAATTGTGATGATAGATTTTATGAATTTCAATATAATAAAGTTTATACGGTATCACAACTTATAGATCAATATAGAGCAGGATTACAATCAAGGAGAATTATATCTATAAAAAATATATTAGATGATACTTGTGAATCAACTAATAATCCATTTCCGACAAATGATGCGGTATATCAACCAGATATACTTTTTATACTTTTGAGTTTTTTATTCATAATAATAGTACCAATAGTATTGGTCATAGTTTTTTGTTTACACGTAATTGCGTGGATAGTTAATTTTATTTATGATATAGTACAGGAAGTAAATGATCTTTCTGACAGTCTTGGTTTTGGCGAAATTATAGATGAAGATCCTTTTGAACAAGCGCTTAGACGATTACAAATGAAATTGAATATGATTACATATCCTGATTGTGAAATTTGTGAATGTACAACTAGTACTGTTCCACAAGAATTAACAAGTAGTGTTCCAGACCCTCAAAACAATTCGTCATATTCTATATTGGCAAATACAGTAGATGGGTCACAATTTTCAAATTGTGTAACACCTTTATTAGGTTTACCCACAGATAATGGTGTTCGTGATGCCGCGGTTGATCAATATACAAATTTAATTGCTGGTAACAATCCATATAATAGTGGAACATTCAATACATATTGTCCGGATATTACAAATAATACAACATATACAGGTCCTAATTTACAAGGAGGATCGCCAGAATATTCAAATGGACTTTTTTCAAATAATTTAACATTATCTGAAAGATTGAACCTTTTTAACACTAAAATGAAATATTTTGATAATGAAAATTTTGGTGTGGCACCAAATCAAATAAAAGTTACTTTTCAAACAGATTTAAATAATCCTACAACAACTTTTCATTATGATAATGTTTTTTTTATGTTAACCGATGAATCAGGATTACAATCTTTTACATCGGGTAAATTAGTTTCTTTTCAAGACCCTGAAAATAAAAAAGATATAAATACTTGGAGAGCAAATCCATCAGATACCGATTTTCAAGTAACTTGTATAACTGGAACTCCAATTAATACAGGATCTACTCTTCAAACAATAAGTTTTGCTGACCCCGCTAATCCAACTTCAACTGCTCAAACGACGACATATAACATATATCAGGCTGATGACGATGCAATTTTACATAAATTTCCAATTGATATAGAATACTTCCAAGTTATAACAGGAATGACTTTAGCAACCTTTAGTGGGCTTTGTAACCCAAATTATGCAACAGCATTTCCACAATCTCTTCCTGCTAGATTTTTATTTAATTCTGTTTCGTTTAGAGAAGTTAATAACACAGTTTATGGTATATATAACCCAAGTGGAGGTCCTGATTTTAGATATATTGGTCCTGGAAATATAAAAAATGGAATTATTGGATATTATGGGTCTAACTATATAAACGGTGATAATATAAATCCAATAGAGTGTTTAACAAATTATAGCGCTTTAACTGTGGTTTTCTTGGTTAGGGGGGTTGATCCTAATACAACAAGAGTTCCATGTAGTTATGATTTAAGTCGATTATTTGGTTATCCAAATTATGGATCAACAAGTGGCGGAGTTAGTTTGAAATTTGAAGGTCAATTCAAATTAAATATACCAATTAGACCAGGATATAGAATACCAAGACATGATAAAGTAACAGGAAATGGGCCAGGAACCAATACTACTGACATACTATATTTCACACCAGGTGTAGGACCGCAAGGATTATTTTATCCTTCGTTTCACTTTCAATTAGGAACTCAATTTTCATCATTTACATCAAATACTGTGGCATATTACTCATCGCTCGATGAAACATCTATGGGTAATACAACAACCTCTGTACCGTCACCATTTTACTCTGCATTTCAACCATATTGCATAGGACCATCAACACTAGGTCCTTTGGCGGGTATTAATACAAACTCAGTAACTGGTTTGAGAGTACCAAACAGTAGTAACACAAACAAAAATTGGTTTGTAACTGATTACAAACCAGGTAATGTGTTTTTTAGTTATACCTATGGAACCACATATCAAGTAGGTAGTGTACCATCAAACCCACCAAATCCAAATGGAGGTGTAATTGAACTAATCTCGGCGACTACTGGTAACTATTATATTGACCCAACTATGTGGGTTGATTATACTATAACGGCATCAACCAACACCGCAAACACTGATAATCGAGGATACTATGTAAATGAATCGGTAGAAGGTGGTACATTAATGACTTGCATTATGTCCCCAGGACAGAATGGAGCACCAGTACCTTATGATAATACTTCACCTTATTCAGTTTACGTTGGAGGTCGTAACCCTAGTACACCAGCTAATCGATTAAGCTCAGGAGAATGGACCCAAATGGCCTTACAGACATCTACTAGTTTAGGATACGTTGCAAGATACAATCAATATCAACCAATAAGAAACTTCAAATTTTATTATTTTAGTCCATCATACCCTTATCTATCAACTTATGCCACGTATACGTCAGGTGTGAATATTGTGATGAGAAGCGATAGATTACCAACTTCTGATATTTTAGGTTATGATAGAAATTTGAATCAGACAGGATCTATTCAGGGTAATAATGTATTTGTATCCCAACAAAACCCAAATTTTGCAGTTTATTTAATAACTGATGACGGGGTTGTTTTACCAACCACATCCGCATCTGCGGGTGGAGGTCCAAATGACGGATCTGATACTGAAGAAACAGGTAGTTCAGTTATAAATTCTGTTTTAAATTCATTAAATAATTGTGAAGATTCATATCCACTTCAGTGTTATGTTTATGATAGTAACCAAAGTTCTATTGTAATATCACAATCGTGCATTAATGGGGATACACAAGATTATTATAAAAATGGTTGTTACATTCTTGTTCGAGATAACTATATAAAAAGTTTTTTTGATTCAACAAACGGAAATCCAAGTGATATAAATTTAATATTAGAATGGGCAACAAGATTTAAAATAAATTTTGCCCTTTGTAGAAATGTTTTTGGACATATGTTCACAAACAATTGGATTAATGGAACATTATTTGCCTATTCATTTAAAAATGATAGATTTTTTACAGGACCTACGGACACCCCACCTAACTCACCGTATAATAGATTTTGTACTGACACGATAATTTTACAAGAACCTACAAGAAATTTTTACTACAGAAGTAGTCCATTTAGATATAACGCAACAGCACCACAAAGAGGTGAATTTATTGGTTTATATAATGACAGAAGAACTTTGGGTATTAAACACACTATAAACTCAAATAAGGTTAATCTATTGAATCCTACCACAATTATAGATTTGGGACCAAGAAATGAATTTATACAAGAGTATATCCTTAATGATAATTATGATGGATATTATATGGACAAATTCAACCCAACAACATTTGGTGAAGTAGACGACATACTTAATTTCTTTGTCATAAGTAGATTGGCAAACAGTAGTTTCATTGGCGCGCTATTAGGTGGTATTGCTGCAGGAACCGCAGGTAGCATACTCTCCTATTTTTCAAGAGTACCTAGATCAACAATATTTCCTAATCAAAAAAATATGGTAGATGGAGATTATGCTCAAATGATATCGATAAACTCAGAGGCTGGTGTTGCACCATTTGATGCTGCAAATTACCCCGACGCACCTGCGGGGTCTGGAGACAATGCTATGTATTATAACGGTGGAGATGTTTCTGATGGAGTTATTGGAATTTTTTATTCATCAGACACACAATGGAGAGACTATATTACACCAAGAAGAGTTATACTAAGATCAGGAGACCCAATTCCTCCAGGTCCTTTAGATCAAGATTTTTACTATATACCAGTTACCACACAATATGTTCCATTTTATGATTGGACAAAAAAACAAAATTTCTCTAGTAAAGATAGTATATTTGGAAGTCAAAGAGATGATTGGGGAACAGACACTAAATACAACACAGGTTTTTTTGCCAATAAATTACAAAATATGGACAGAATAAATACAAATAGTCCTTATTCTATATGGTTAACAACAAGCGTAGCCATATCCGATTATTTTATGACTAAAGATCAGAACAAAAACACTTTTTTCAAAGGTTATGTTTACGGTCAAAAAAATCTTGGAGGTCCGGCTGGTGATGAATACACAGCATTATTAGGCGATGTAAATACGTTTACAATTAATAATGGTGATGGGGTAGAAATAAGATATAGAGTAGGGGCACCTTTTCATTTTTATTACGGATTAATAAAAGGAGGAACTGCAATTGATTTATTTAGAACTAAATACATAGAAAAGGATTTTAATAATGAGTGATATTAGAATTATAAAGGGAGATTTAAGATACAAGTCGGCACCTGATGTTGATAGTACTATTGATATAAATTTGGATCAACTTCAAAAAGAACAAACCGAATTTGATAGAAATATAATAATAGATTTGGCGGTTTTGTTTGACAAAGAAAGACAAGCATCATCTTTAATAAGACCAAGTTTTAAACTTACATTTATTACAGAAAATTCATATTTTGGAAGAACAAGTTATAAACAATTTAAAGACAATTTATATTATATTGATAACTCAGTATCAGTCGTATCTGGTATATGGTCTGGATTTCCACAATATAATGAATTTGATCTTATAAGAACTGATTATGATATACCAGGATATACAACATCTCCAGGTGAACATATTTTATTTAGTAAAAAAAGTGCATTTACATATAATTGGAACTTTTTTTTAAGTTATGCTCATAAAAATATAACAAACGCTGATTTACAATACTCATCAAATGTTTATACTTCAAATCCACCATTTAAATGGATTGCATCAAATGGGATTGCTTATGAAATAACAAATATAACAAATGTTGGTGAGAATTTAATATCATTTAGATGTCCCGTTAAACATAATTTATTAGTTTCAGAATATGTACAACTTTCATCACCCGCAGGATCATTTGGTGATATATTTCAAGTATACAGTTTAGGTGATGGAACATTTAATTCTGAGGAATATGTTTTTAATATTTTTAATTATGGTTATAATACAAATGCATTTAATAGTGGGAATCAAGGTACATTTAAACGTATTACGAATATTGAAAATAGTGCAGAAACTATGTCAAAATACTATGTTAGAGAACATAAAATTTTGAATGTTTTAGACGATGCTATTTTAAATTATTGTGGATTTGAAAATAATCCTTTTTCTATAAAACAAAGATATGATAACAGTGCATTGACACCTGACATACAAGCAAAAATTGTAACAAAAGAAAACTCTAGAACTTACACTTTAAATTTTGGTAAAGATGCTGATATTGCAAGTTTGGTTGATAACCAAAAAAGACCAATAACTGAATTATTTTTAACAATTGTTCATAAGGGTTATTTTGGTTGGTTTTACAGACAAGGGTCAAATGAATTTACAACTATAGTTTTAAAAAAAGGTTATGAATTTAATCTACCATTAAACCCTGATATCAATATATCTGATTGTGCTGACCCTTGGTGGGAAAATAACAATATTGAAAACAGAGCTGGTGTACCATTATTGAGTTATTTAAACGGTGTTAATACTTTTTATTATAATAAAAGTTTAACAACAGGAGATACTTTGGATGGTGATTTTTGTGAGTGGAATGACTACGAACAAAAAGAATATGTATTATCTAATGTTTATCATAAAATGAGTTTTAATTATAGTAATTTTGATACGAGAAGGTTACCGACTTATATATGTGATGCAACCAATCCATTAGGATATTTTTATAGACCTCATCATAAACTTCAAATCAGAGAATATTCACCATATGTTGAGACAGGATTAAAATCCCAAGTTGATAATGTACCAGGATACGCTTTTTATTCCAAATACACTGACTCATTCAGATGGAGAGATCTATATACTTATGGTTATATAGATAATGATAATGTTGGTGTTGATTACCCATTTCTAAATGGAGTACATTACCCATACAAAAATATTGATTTCAAACTAATTCCTGAAGGAACAAACTATTTCCCTTCAGTAATAAACGACCCAACAATCGACGACTGTGAATAAATTTAAAATACTTTTAAATAATCAAAACAACAAACAAATCAATATTCCAATTAAAATGGAATATGATAGTTATGGTCAAGATGATGATATTACAGTTTTCCAAGAAAAGACAGAACAAGAAATTGTTGGTAAACCAATAGATTTTGAAATAAAAAGATTTGCACATTCAGCGTATACAGTAAATCTTTCCGCGGTCCAAACAACAGAAATAAACTATAATTTTTATTTTTTTGATAGACTTACAAATATAACCACTTCAACCATTGCAAATTGGAAAACTAGTTATAGAGACACTGGGTTATTTACAGATAGAAATTTATATTACTTTGAAAAACCATTCACTAAGTCTTTTTATAAATTAGACCTTTACGATTCACCAAATGACACAAATCAAACAATATATTTAACACTAATAATACCTATACAACAAGGAAAAAAAGTTCCAATAACAAATAATACGATAACACCATATTTAAACACAATTGATTTAACTGTTCCACAATTTACTTTAGATTGTGTCGGTAATAATAAAGAGAGTTTTTACATCTATTGGATTAACAACCAAAGATTTGTTAATGTTACCAATTTTTATATGTCGGCAAAATTCTTTAATGGAAAAACAGGAAGATTTACAAGAATGATTAATAGATCACAAGGGTCAATGGGTTCAAAATTTACTTTTAAACCTGAAAATTATTTTTATCAGAAAGTCTATTTAAATTATACAACGGGTCTATATTCAATATATGATTCTTTGTCAAACACAAGGATAGGCACACCATCAAATCCTATAAATTGGTATGAATATGTAAGCCCAGAATGATAGAACAGGATTATTATAAAATAAAAATTTCACCACAATTTTTAAAAGGTGATATTGTTACACAAACTCTAAGCGGTGATACTTTTGGGACATATTCTGGATTATCTTTAGTATTAAGCGGTGGACCTGGCAACTCATCCCAATTAGTAGATGTTTCAATACCGATAGTTTTAAATCAAACAACTATTGATATTGGTTATTATTCTGTTTTTGATGGACTTGTGTCACAAAAAGATATTGTTAATAATTTTATATTTTCGGCATCAACGACATCTCCATACAATTTTTATTTATACAACACATCTGATAATAAATTTAAAAAATTTTTAGATCAGGTTGATTTTTATGTTGAT